AACAATTAAAAAACAAAATAGATTATGGTTATAGGAGAAATGAAGATGTGAACTTTGTTGTTTACATAGATAATTGCCCTAATGGTCTTGATATATACAATGGATCTTGCTGGGCTGTGTATCTGCTTTATTAATTCGGACACATATAGCACAAACGTAAATGAAAGGTACAAATAATGAAAAGTAAAACATATTACGAAATGTATGATCTGTTGACACAATCTATGTCATTAAACCATAAAATGATTGACAAGATAGAAGAACTCAGAGCAGAAAACGCTGTTTTGTATAAACAAATCGAGGAGTGCAGAGATACATTAAGAACATTGATATCGAAAGATTTTGAAAGTTTAAATGATAATAAGAGAGGAAAGTGATTAATATGAGGAATATGGTGAAGATAACAGCGGTGGTACTGGCATTGACAATGCTTGCATCTTGCGGTCAGCTTGATGATACATCTAAGGCAGAAACAAAGGCTACAAGTGCAACCGTTACAACAACTACGTTGGGAACGTGGAAGCCGTCTTTTGAAAATGCGACTACATTTACCACAACTACAACTGCTATAACTACAACCACGTCACAAACCACTACAACTAAGACTACTACAACGAAAAAGGCAACCACTACAGTTCAGGACAATAGCAATAGTGGCAATGGAGGTGTTGTATATTATCCGTCACAGGATAACAATGATTATTATTACGAGGATAATCAGCCTTCATATAGTGAGAATAATGGTGACAATGGCTATTCTTATGAGCAGCCACAGCAGACAGAACAACCTAGACAGACAACAACTACAAAGAAGGTAGAACAGCAGTCTAAGCCAAGCGGCAATAAGATTACTCAGGTAGATATAGATGAAATGAAGAAAGAGTTGCAGGAATATGCAAATGAAAAAGCGATTTATGTTCAAAAGCATTATACAGAATTTGACGGCTATGGCACAGAGTATAATACTGTTGATGAATTTTTTGAAAGATGTGTTAGAAACTACACTCCTGATAATTCAAGTTACAGCTCTGTTTACATAATTCCTACGGACGAAACTGACATAGAAGAAGTCAAAAAACAATTAAAAAACAAAATAGATTATGGTTATAGGAGAAATGAAGATGTGAACTTTGTTGTTTACATAGATAATTGCCCTAATGGTCTTGATATATACGATGGATCTTGTTGGGCTGTGTATCTCCTTTACTAACAGCAGACACATATGTCACAATTCAAACAAGATTTTGCTAGAAAGGATTGTTTAAAAATGGCTATTTCTAATCATATTGCTTCTTTGAATAATATTAATGATTGCAATAATTATGATTTAAAACCTTGCCCATTTTGCGGGAATAAAGCTGTAATTAAATCAAAACCAGATATATATGGTTTAAGATACTACGTTATGTGTGGTAAATGCGAAACTAAAACACATATTTTTGAAAAATGTGTAGATGCCGTTGAACTATGGAATAAAAGAATAAGTGATAATTAAAGCAGCGTAAAGTTGTGGCACATATAGCACGATTTCATTCAAATGTGTTGACTTTTGCACCTTTTAGGTGTATAATATAGGTAGCTTGTAGAAGAAAGAAGGTGAAAATAATGTCAATTTTTCTTTATTTTGTTCCCGGTATAATAGCGGCAGGAGGCGTGTTGGCTTATGATTATTTCAAACGTGTAGGCGTTGCAAAAGCTCTGCAAATCATGTCTATCATTCTATATATCATTGGTGGCATGATTATGCTTCCTCAAATCTCAGGTGCATATCAAGACTTTATGCGAATTATGAGCAGAGCAGATGAAGGCACAAGCGTAAGCTTAAAACCTTTTCTTGCCGTACTTTCATATGTTGTTATTGCAACCTTTTTATTGTTTGTAGCCGATAAAATCCAAAACAAACAGAATGAAAAAAAGAGCAATGATTGAGGCAAAAGTGGATATATGTGTTACACTTGAAAGGAGAAAAAATGAAATCAACAGGAATAATCAGAAGAATAGATGAACTCGGAAGGCTTGTTATTCCGAAAGAGATAAGAAGAGTGTATGGACTTGATACTGGCGTTGGTGTTGATATATACACTGACGGCGATATGGTTATTTTGGAGAAACACAAAGAAACGTGTGCCTTTTGTAACGAGCATAAAGAAGAGTTTCACGATTTTAAGGGCGTGAAGATATGTAACGAATGTTACAATGAGCTGACAAGGAAATAAGGAACAAAGCCCCTCATTTTTATAAATAGGGGCTTTTTGAGTTAAGGGAGAGAATGAAATGCTTAATTATACACCGCCGATCGGATTGACTAGAAAAAGAAAAAGACAGATAAAAAAAGCTCAGAAAAAGAATAGAAAGCCCTCAAAAATTTACTTCGCCGCCTATGTCGCTTTCTTCATAGGACTTCTTCTATATAAATACATTGGCTTTGTTGGACTTATAACGTTAGAAGCAGCCGTTATTGGTGCAGGCTTTTGGCTCAGTAGAAATGAGATACGCCTCAGAAGGCACACTGAAAAGACAAGCGGTATGAAGGCTCTCGATATTATGTCAGATGCAGACTTCAAACTTGCGATTATAAATAAGTATTATAGTGATGATACTTATGAATGTCTCGACAAAGCAGAGGACTTTTACACGGACAGAGATATGAGCCACTTCGGAATGTATCACGATAAAGATAACGATAAAACATTTCTCCTTGCTTGCTTTCGCTCTCCTGAATATATTACCATACGCCAAATGGACGAAATACTTGATATGCGTAAACACTTTGAAACAGAAAGTGTTATGTTGTATACTAATGGCTATGTTGGTGACAGAGCAAGCGTACTTATGGACGAGAATATTAAGTACAAAGATAGAAAAGATTTACTGTATGAGTATACAAAGGAAGATGTGAAGAACGTGCAGGAGCTTATTGAGTTTAGCTATGTTAAGTCTTGCCCATACTGCGGCGGTCGCTTGACCTTAAAGCCAACGCCAATAGGGGAGTATTATTTCTGTACTTCTCCTTCTTGTAGATTTAAAGTCCGTAAAAGCACATTGCAGTAAAAAACGAACACGATTGGCTGTTAGCCCATTGATAAACAGAAAAACATATGATAAAATAAGAGGGAATAGTATTGACCGTAGTAATAGTTGAAAAGCAGAGCGTTGCAAAGAGAATAGCTAAAGCTCTTGGTGCAGGAAAGAAAGTGCCATATGTGTCACATTCAGATATCCATTATTGGGAAACCATTCTTAACGGTGACAATACCATGATTGCCTACGCAAAGGGAAGATTATATGAGCTTGCTCCTGCCGCCGCTTATGGCAGTGACTTCAATAAATGGAGCAGTAAAGCTTTTCCGTGTATTCCTCACCAATTTAAGTATACACCGCTGAAAGATAGTGAGAATAATATAGTTTCTGCCTATATTGAGTGCCTTGCCGAAGCTTTGAGCAAGGCGGATAAAATCATATGTGCTACAGACAATGACGATAGCGGCGAGAACATTTTTTCTTACATATATATAAATTTGGGACGAGGCTTGCCTGTTTACAGAGCCGTTATAAATAATCTTAATGAAAGCTCCATAAGAAGCGCATTTAGCCTGAGAAACCTTCAAAGCATAGAGGCGAGAGTTTCAATAATAAGAGCCGCAAGGTGCAAAGATATCACTAACTGGCTGTGGGGTATAAATCTCACAGTGCTTGCTACACAGGCGTATGGAAACAGAGAAAAGATAACCATAGGAACAGTGCAAACACCAACACTTGCCGCTGTTGTTGACGTTGAAAGAGCTATCAAGGAACATAAGAGTGAAAGCAGCTTTGCGATTAAAGCAACTTTTGACAGAGCAAAACTTCCTGCGGTACTCAGTGAGCGTTTTTCTGATAAAGAAACCGCTGAGAGCGTTGTGGCTGCACTTAACAATTCTGTTCCAACAGTCACAGGATATGAGCAGACAACGGTCACAGAAAAGAAACCGTTGCTATATAATACAACGGTTTTGCAGTCTGAGATTTGCAAAAAGCTTAAAATCAAGCCCACAAAGGCGGCGGATATTCTTCAAACGCTGTATATGAAAAACCTCATAACGTACCCACGAACGGAAATGCAGTTTTTGTTTGAGTCAGATAAGGTGCAAATTAAGAGGATAATTCAAGCGTTATTTGATATGCTATATAAATCGTGCGCCGTTTCATCGGAGAACTGGTGCGAATTTACCGACCGACATTTTAACGATAAGAAACTTGAAAATGAAGCTCACAGTGCGATCGTTCCACAAATGCCGATCTTTTCAGAGATAAAAAGATTGACAGAGCAGGAGCTTGCGGTGTATGATATGATTTGTAGATCGGTGTTGAGTTTGGTCTATGATGATGCAGTATACACGAAGATCAATATGACGATAACAGTCGGAGAGTATGGGTTTATAACCTCTGATAAGGCTTGTACACTTGCAGGGTGGAAAAGTCTTTTCGGAGAAAAGACTCGTACAAGCTATCTTGCACAGTACCAAAAGGGAAGTGTTCTCAAAGGCGTTTACGGCGTGGCTGAAATGAAATCAAAACCGCCTGCAAGGTTTAACTACAGTACGCTTATGCTGTATATGGAACGTGCAGGAAAATATATAGAGAATGAAGAGATAGCGGTGTGGGGTCGCAAACATCGAGTTATGCTCGGTACGAACGATACACGCCCGATAATAATACAAAACCTACTTGATAATGGGTACATTATGGTTAAGAATGAAACCATATACCCTACAGAAATGGGCGAGTACGTCATAAATAACTTTCCGATACAGGAGCTTAAAAAGCCTGACCTTGTGGCTGATATGGAGCGTAGGCTCTATGAAGTCCATAATGGAGAGGAAACGGTTGATAAGTATATGTCAGACGTGATAAAGAAGCTTAAAGAGTGGTCTGTCATATTAAAAGGCGTACAGATAAAAGAATATGTTTCCGAAAAGGAAAGAAAATTCAACTGCCCGCTATGCGGAAGGCAGATGAAGAAAAGCCTTAACTCATGGTACTGCACAGGAAATTTTGATAAAACGTGCGACTTCATTATGCCAGTTAATATAAAAAAGAAAAAGCTGACAGATAAGAATGTTTATGACCTTATCTCAAAAGGCAGAACAGAAGTCATTACAGGCTTTAGAGACGATGATGATGTTGAGTTCTCGTCAAGCTTGGCATATGATAAGTATAGGCGCACAATAAGCTTTCTTTATGATGATGAAAGCTATGTATGCCCTCTTTGCGGCGGCTTAGTTCGCAAGAGCAAGTATGCTTGGTACTGTACGAATAAGGATAAGGGCTGTAAATTCAGAATTAATACAATAATAGCGCAGAAGGCAATATCAGAGGCAGATGCTGTTGACCTTATGACCAAAGGAAAAACGGATGTGATAGAAGGTTTTGTGAGCAAAAAAGGCACAACGTTTTCTTGTAGGCTTGCATATAATCGAGCCACAAACAGAATAGATTTTGTGTATGGGAAGAGGAAATAGTAATGGAATTTAGACTTTCCAAAAAGGCGGTTGAGTTACTAAATAACCAACCATTAACGAAAACAAAGGCAATCAAAAATTGCATAAGCAAAGTTCGGACAGTGAGCAATGCTAAGATATTACCGCCTTATATTGTAGACGAGCTTAGAAAACATATAGAAGAGTATAAGAGAAGCAGCGAACGTGTCAGGACAAAGTATTCCTGCGTAGGCGATGCCGAAGCTCAGGGTACTTATGATTTTGCAAAGCTCATAGCGGCGACATATAGAACGAGCATAAGCTCTTTCGTAGACTTTTGTATAGTGCGAGGTTTAACTGAGAATGAGAAAAAATTTTAAAATTGATCGGCATAGTTGGGATATGCTAAAGGAATTTTGCAAGGAAGAGGGCATAACACTTTCAGAAGGGTTTGATATAGTCATTGAAAAAATCAAGGAAAGAGCATTAGAAGAAAAGAAGTACGTTGAAGCAAAAGAAATTCGTCCTCGTATAGATATGGACGATGATACTTTTTCTATTCTGTTCAGCGAGGCAAGAAGAAAAAGAATGTCAGCTAGTAAGCTCATTGAGCTGTACATTGATGATTATATCGGTCATAGACGTTATGAACAGCTTAGAAGTATTCTCGAGACTGAAAAGAACGAGATCGAAAAACTTAGAAATATTGGAAAAGAATTGCATGAAAAGATGCTTGAAAAGGGTTGACAAATGCGTTGTAATATGATATAATATAGTTGTCGAAAGACCGCATATATCACAGTGAGTCTGCTGTGTTCGGACATAAGTCAGCTATCCTTTTGGCTTCCAGCCGACAAAATAGACGTTTATAGCCTTGCCACTTTCGGCAAGGCTATTTTTATAAGGATAAGGAGAAATATAATGAAAAAGGCTGAGATTACAGAGGGCAACTGTTACAGAATTTCACGTTCGGTGGAGAGTATACCACTTTTGAAAAAGGAAATTAATGAAGGACGTTTCATTATGAATAAGGGCAGACCTTATGTTGTGGTTTTTAATTCACCTAATGATGATTTTATATGGGTAGCACCTCTTACTTCAAATGAGCAAAAATATAGAAGCTATATAAGGCTTGAAGAAGAAAAATATCATAAAGCGAAAAGCTACATTATAACGAATTGCGGTGATAAGAATGGCGCAATTTCTTTGAGCAATGCGTTCCCTGTTTTGCCCAAATACATAAAAGAGCAATGTATGAAAAATAATAAGGATATGGCTCTTGATTGCTCAGAACTTTTGGAGTCGCAGGCATTATTAACCGAAAAAATAAATATGTCAAATAAAGGGATAAAAGCTTTTTGGAGTGATGTAAAAAAAATTCGTAAAGCGTTTCTGAATTTAGAATTTAAAAAGTTCAAAGACCTGTCACTGGAGGAACAGAAGAAAGTTGTATATCACTGTTATAATGAATATTTAGAAACGCTTGATACAGCAGAGGAATACAAAAATGCTTTGCATAAAATCTATGCCTCTTTACAGCGAAGAGACGATGTTTTTTTTAATCCCTATACATTAGAGAAAAGAACGTATAAAATTATGAAAATGGGCTTACCTCTTGGAGAAATAAAAAAAGGAAAACCATTCTATAAACGCTTATCATCAAGAGAGGTTTACGTTATTTCCAAAGAGTTGGAGAAAAGGAAAGTGCAGTATAGTGCCGTTATCAGGCAGGACGGCGAAGGTCAGATCACGGTACAGAGAAAAGACGGTAACACTCTTACACGCCTTATCAACACGAACAGAAATAATATCAGCGGAATAAACCGAAAGCTAGAGCTTGACTCAAATAGCCCTGAGAAATATGTGCAGATAGCGTGCAAAATGGAAGATGCGTTGATGATATGCAGTAGGTTTGACGGATATGATGTGCCATACAACTGTTCTTTTTTTGAGGGCAAAACGGCGCAACTTACAGTAGAAAAGAAAAATTTAACAGAATTGCAACACGCAATGAAGAAGTTTGATGTGTTTGCTAAAATTCAGCCTATGCAACAGACGACTTCACAGAATATGCAGTCTCTTATGTTGTGATTTTAAGGTATCAGAGGAACATTGTTTTTCTCTGATGCCTTTTTTATATATAGTGAAGGGTAATTGTGAGTGGATATATATATCACAATTCTTTAAAATCAATAGAAATTTTCATGTTTGCTATTGACAAATACAATATAATATGATATAATATATTTATAGACATAAGAAAAGGGGGGCGTTCTGTTTGAATAAAAAAGAGCTGTCGGAAATTAGAAAAAATTTCAATGACGATAACGGTGTATTTCATTTTGGCTATGTTGTTACTGCCATTGTAGATAACTCTGCGACTGTAAAATATTTTTCAAAGCAGTTATGGAGCGTTCTGAGTGAAGATAACAGTGAGATAATACTCGATACGCTCAAAAACGTGCTAAAAGGCAAATTAAGCGAAAAGGTCAGCGAATATCACTTTAACGAAAGTGCATATGAAGAGAATGGCGCACAATCATTTCTGTACGATATAGCCAAGGATAGATTTGTGAGCGATGAAAAGGCAAGGTCTTTAGTCGAAAGAATTGCTGAAAAAGTGTATATTGAAGGCAGTTATTCAATAATCTCAGCTCAATGCGCCTATGACTATAAGACCAAAGACAATGATATGCAGACATATGAGTTTATCGTAACGGCTCTGTGTCCGATAGATATGAACATTGACGAGCTTGTGTACGATGATAAAAATGGCATTGTTTCCAAAAAGGAAGATGCGGAAAAGGTGATACAGAAGGCAAGTCACGGCTTCCTGTTTCCAACGTTCTCAGATAGGACAACGGACGTAAACAGCGTTTTGTACTACTCTAAAAATGCCTCAAAGCCAAATGGAACGATCATTGTACAGCTTCTTGACTGCCCATTCTTTTTAAGTGCAAAGAATGAGCGAAAGACATTTAATGAGCTTATCGGGAGTGTGATAGGCGAAGATATTGATTACGATATGCTCGTGTCGATGAACAAGAAGTTAAAGCAGGATATGGCGTTTTCTGCAAACGATACAGAACAGCCTTTTATGAACGAAGGACGTATAGAGAAGCTTTTTGAAGATATGGGCGTGTCTGAGGATCGTCTTGGCAGCTTGCCAAAAATGTATAAGCAGCTTGCAGGCGGCAATGTTTTCAGAACTGCAAACCTGTGTAATGATAAAACGATAATAGAAGGTGAGGGCTTTAAGCTAACGTTGGACGGCGGCTACAGTGACTTGATCGACATTGGCGTTCACAATGGTACTAATTGTATAGAAATACGATTGAACTCTTCATCGGTAAATATAAACGGAATTGATGTTCCTATAAAGTGAGGTAAAGGTGAAATGGTTAAACTTACTCGTTTGAAAGAATTTCTTTCGCTCAATGGTTTTGAAATGGAAAAGGTCAGCCGTGATGTTATTCCTTGCGACAAGACCAAAAAGGTGATAGACACATATAAACTTACAAAAAACAATAAGGTTATGTATCTCCATGTTAAAATGTCAGGTGAGGCGCAATTTATTCTGACTGCAAAAATGCAAAACGGTGAAATGCAGCCTCTTATATCGGCGAAAGGACAAAATGAGTTTATAGACGAAATGTACACGCTTATTTACTATAAGCTCGAAATATAGTGAAAGGGAAGTGGTAAAATGAGTATTCGGAAAGTAAACATCACGGATAACATCGTGGTATACGTTGTTTATGAGGACACCGAAGTGGTTTTTGTTGGTTATACAGAACTATCTGTATTCGGGCTTGCGCAGAAAACAGAGGACTTCACGAAAGTTCAAATCATTACAGGCTTTAAAAATTCTGCCGAGGCAAAGTCCTATCAAGACCGCCTGATTATCAAGTACAATCCACTTTTTAACAATAGGCTTAACGGCTCTGTGACGTTCAGAACTCTGCTGAACATCTTCAAAAAGCAAAAGCCTCTTGACGTTCGCACTTATCGAAAGATAATCAGGAAACTAGGGATAGAACTGGTGGACTATCAGAATATCAAATACATCATCAATAATGAAGATATTTTCAAGCTGTGTGACTATATAGGTGACACCACGCCGATCACTGAGCTTGACCTTACAGAAGAATACGAGACATATAAGGAAGGAAATGATAATAATGTTAGCACAGAAAACAGGTGACAGCTTCTTTGAGATAGATTTTTCACGCAAATGTTATGCGGCAAATCGTTCATCGGTCACGCTGTATAAAATCTGCGGTGAGAGCGGATATATCAATCTCGGCAAAGTCTTTCAGGGAACAATAATGGAGTGCAAGCAGTTCGTGTTTGATAATATCTCACACCTAGCCGACCCTGCTGAACATTATTTTGGCAATTATCCTGCACTTGTGCAACAATGCGGCTAGAACGCTTTGTACAGCGTTGCAATTTTAAACGACAAATTACACTATGGTAGTTCCAAAATTGATTGTAACGCATTTTAGAGGGTATACAACGCATATCACAATAAATCTTTTATATACTGTACAGAGGAGTAACGTAACGAGCCTTGTACAGTATATTTTTTTACTGGCACTTTCATACGTTAAACATATCCATTTTATCATATTTAATGTTATGGAGTTTCCCATTCGCCATTTTTGCATAAAATGCAGTCTCCATACGACTGCAAAAACGTCTAGCATATACAGTCCTTTGCTTCGCAAAGATATTTATTTATGTGTATCTTTCTATAATAACGATCCGTAATAATTATGAAAATTACCTCTGCATTTTTTATATATAAAAGTAATATTGTGAAAGCAGCTTTTTGTGCTTTACACTTTGTATAGGAAGCCTGATTTTTTTATAAAACAAAAGAAAAGAGACACATCTCAAACGAAATGTGTCTCTTTTCCCTCTTTTTTTGTGATGTTCTATTAATTGCACGATTTTTTTGCGAAAATATCTTGACAAAACAGCCAATTCGTGCTAAAATATTCTTATCGGAACAAGTCCGACAGCGTATCAAGGTGCTGGTAACACCGAGGTACGATTGGGAAGCAACACTTTCAACTCAGCCTTCCCTTGTCTTAAACATTATAGCATATTACGCAAGTTTTGTCAAGGCTTTTTGCATCAAAAAAGGTGTAAAGTTTTTCACGATAAATCTTGTATATAATAAATAAAGACAAGGTGTTTTGAGGTAAAGAGTGTAGCTTCCAGAGAGGTTATACTCTTTTTTTGATGTGTAAATTCCGAAAAAATATAAGTGACATGGAGATATTTGATATGAAAACTACTGAAAACACGTTGTTTGGTTTTGCAAAAATCAGCAAGGAAATTATTCTTAACCCGAAGTCAGGCTTTAGTTCTGCGATGATACACCTGTATATCATTATAAGCGAGTTTGCAAAACAGACTCTCAGAGACGGCACACCGTGGAATATATCATATAACCACGTCCGCAAAATCTTTTTGCAAGAGGGTCACAACAGCAAGCGCAGTTTCCGCACTGCTATGGAGCAGTTGAAAAAACGTGGTTACATATGGCAGTTTCGTATTCCTATCGGCAGTGAACGCAATAATATCAATAATTCTTGGAGATATGTGTATATCTGCAATGACAAGCCTGACACTACCTTTACGAAATGTGTTTCTTGCTCAAAAAACGGTCTTATCCTCGTCAACGGCAGAGTTATGAGCGTTACTAACTGCTCACAGCACGTTCAGGACGTTCAGAAGCATCTTATTGACTTTGCACAGCAAAACCTTGTTATCAAAAGCTCAAAAGAAACTACTGATAGTGGCTATGTTGTCGATACAGAAACAGGAGAGGTCCTTTCAGAAAACTCCGTAAATACGCCTGTTTCTGAGGAAAAGAAAACCATTTCTCACGAAATGCTCACAACTCTTGTGCGCAAGGTGAACTGGTTACATATCACAGAAAAATATGGAATTAAGGTGAGCGACACATATCAGAATATCGTGAAAAATCTTGTGCAACAGCCTCAAATCAAGTGCAAGAACGCTGTTATATCCAACAACGATATTATAGACACTCTGCTTTCAAACCTCAATACGGACTCACTCTGCTATGTAATAGATACGGTCAACAAAAATACAACTGTAAGTGCTGTGATGTGTTCATCAGAGTATTTGTTTAGTTGCGTATATAACAACCTCCAGCAGTACGCCTTTAAGCACAGTAAGCCTACTATGAGCGTTGAAGATGATCCTTACGGCATAGCAGATTACAGCCATTTGTTTGATAAATAGGGTATAATTATACGATTTTTAAAAAAGCCTTTAAATATTGTCTAAATTCGCCTTGTACAAAAAGTCCAAAGATGTAGAATTTGACAAAAACACGTCCTAAAACTTAGTAACGTGTTGACTTTTGTGCATTTCAGGTGTATAATTGTACTTGTAATAATGTTTATTTTTGTTCTTTTTCTGTGGGGGGTAAACACAGCAGTTCGTCTAGGCTGATGCCTAGAACGTAGCAAAGATTTCTTAAATATGTAACTGACGGCATTTTCTCTCCACGCTCCACTTCACCGAGAAAATATTCACTCATTTGAGCCTGCTCAGAAAGTACCGCTCGTGACATATGTAGCTCTTCACGCTTTGTGCGTATTATATACCCTATTTCCTCTTTATCGACTTTGGGCAAACTTGGTAAAAATGTATACACGCTATAGCTCCTTTCTGAACAATACCTCAGAGTACATTATACAGATATTTTTTATCATTTGACAATAGGCAGTCGCCCATTGCATTGTGGATATTATCTTACAAAGTGGACATTTGTGTCACACTTTGTAGGTGATATCCACTTTTTTTATAGACAAGAATTTATAGTGAAAAATCATATGCTTTTGCATATTTAATATAGATGCACGACCTCTAATTTAATTTTTTTATCAAAGGAGAAGATTTTATGAAAAATCGAAAAACGATGAATTTACAGAAACGTGTTACTGCATTTTTCCTGACTATGTTGATGTTTTTTTCTTGCTTTGGCGAGGGCATAAGCACAGTTGTAGAAGCAGCAGAGGTATCGTCCACAGAGCATCATATCTATGGCTACGGTTATGACTTTTCAAACTCAGGTCTTAGAAAAGCCTATGATCCGACTACACAGAAAAATGATGATACTTCTTATCAGTATAAGTGGTGTACTGGTTACTGGTACTACTTCACGAATGAGCGTGGAGAAATATGTTATTGCCTTGAACTGGGCGTAAAGCATTATGACTCAGTTAAACAGTTGGAAGAAACTTTTGAGGATATTTCAAATGATAAAACCTACTCGAAATATTTTAATGAAACTCAACAAGAATGGCTAAAATTTGCTACAGTATACGGATATAAGGGCAAAACACATTATGGCTACTCTTGGGAAGAAGAACTTATAGCAACACAGATGTTGGTATGGTCTGTATCGGCAAAGTATTATGACACTACAAAAAGTGAACTTGGAACTTCTGAAACAAAGATGTTGAACTGCTTAAGAGGTTCAAGTCTTAATAAGAACCACATTAAGGATATTTGGCAGAAGATGAAGTCGAATATTAGAAACCATAGTGTAATACCAACAAAAACCACAAAATCACAGGATAGAATAACAGCAGCTCAAAAACACAAAGTTACATATAATCCATTAGGTAACAAATGGGAAAAGACAATTAAATTTGATAATTACCTTGATATGTATTCAATAAGCACGCTCTCAGGCGTAACAATGACAAAGAAAAACACCGATAGTAATTATAGAGACGATAGCCTTGTTGTTTCGGCATCTAAAATGAGTGATTTTAACAACAAGACTGTAAAGCTTGCAAAAACTACGTCAATGCAGGGCTTTAAAGTAGATGAGTGCGCACCTCTTATTTTAATTGCACAAGCTACAAAAGCCACACAGATGAAAATCTCATATTATAACGAAAAAGATCCAGTTTATGCTTATTTCAAACTTGTGCCAGACGTAGGTAACATCGAACTCCACAAGAAGTTCACAACAGGTCAAGGTCAGTCTTTGACAATGACCGATGCTTGGAGAAACGCCGTAGAGTTCAAGCTTAAATATACTTATGACGGAAAAGATTATTACGTTATAGCAAATGGAAGCAACGGCAACTACACATTTACTTCTGCAAACACCACAGATGCTTCAAAGGGTACAACTTTCAAGCTCGACAGCAACGGCTACATCAAGGTAAAGGACGTTCCAACAGGTAAATATGACTGGAGCGAAATAAAAGTACCTGACGGCTTTAAACTGTCAGCAGACAACGAGATCGTTGTAAATTATAATCAGACCACAAAGCTTGATGTTACAAACAGACAGAACACCACTCAGGGCGCAAGCCTTTCAATGACGAAGGTTATTCAGGACGTAAACGGCAATACAAATTCTTACGGTCTTACAGATATCTATAACAATACAAAATTCATTGCAAGCGTGAAGCTTGACAACGGTAAAACAGTTTACTTCAAAAATTCTCGTTCAATATCAAGCGGTGTTTACCTCTATAGCGGTAACATCACAGACAGAGGAGAAAACGCTTGCCTTACAGAAAATATCGAGGAAGCTGAGAAGCTTACAGTCGGTACTTCAAGCTGCTATGGCGATATCATAATGGTATTCCCAACTGCAACAGGCAACACTGGAATGGTTGAAGTTACAAAGCAGAAAAACCCAGTAACACTTACAGAAGTTCAGTCAGGTTATGGCGTTGGTATCACAGGTTCGGATAAGGTATATCTTTTCCCTGACAAAGATGCACAATTAAAAAATAAGGAAATTCCTTTGCAGATAAACCTTAAAAAGCTTGACTCTGAGACAAACGAATACGTTGCAGGCGCAGAGTATGCACTTTATGCAAGAGAAGATATCACAAACGTTTTTGGCACAAAGATCTATTCGGCAGGCGATGAAATTCAGACGATAACAACTACTACAAGCGGTGACGATCATTTTGACGTTGTTAGATGCGGCAAGTATTATGTCAAGGAAACAAAAGCTCCTGAAGGATATATAATAGACACTAAGGAATATGACGTTGAGCTTGACGGAGCGCATGAGGGCGTTGCCAATGCCAATATTCCACAGCAGAGAACAGTCAAATCTATCGAAACTCCTATGAAGGGTAAAATTCACATAAATAAGATAGATAGTGAGATAAATGCTGATAACGGCTACACAGTAAGCGATGAGTTCAAGGCAAGACTTAAAGATGTAACATTCACTCTCACACCTGATGAAAGCATCGGTGATTTTGAAATTGACGGCGTTACATACGATCACAATAACCCTATTGTTCTGAAAACGAATGAGAAGGGCGAGGCTGATTTTTCAGAGTTCCCACTTGGTACATACGAGCTGAAAGAAACAAGAACAGCCGCAGGCTACTATTTTGAGGAAAACACAACAACAGTAACATTCACAAGTGACGATTTTGATAAGGACATTGGATATTCTTTCCGTGACCTGTCAATCGGAAATACACAGCATCACGTTATAGTTGAAGTCAACAAGAAGAATAATTATGACGAGAAGGTCGCAGGCGCAGAGTTCACTATCACAGCTAATAAGGACTATCCTGATTATAACCTGAACGCAGGAGACGAAATCTGCAAGATAATCACTGATGAAAACGGCTATGCAACAACACAGTCCGCAAGTGATGAAAGCGGCGTAAACGCAAAGCTCTATGAGGGCATTGAGTACAAGATAAAGGAAACAGCAGTTCCTACGAACTATGTTGCAACGAACTGGGAGCAGACATTTACCGTTGACATTAACCCTGACACTTCAATTCAGTATCAGAAGGTATCATTTGATGTTACAAACGATTGGCAGCAGGGAACGATAAAGGTCATTAAGGTAGATAATGATAACAACGAATACGCTCTTGCAGGCGCAGAGTTTGGTATCTACGCAAATGATGATATAAAGATTTGGAACGATGAAGAAAGCCAGTATGACACATATGTCACAGGCGACCTCATTGAAACTGTAATCACAGGCGATGACGGAAGCGCAGAAACAGTTAAGCGTTATCCAGTCGCACACAGCTTTACAATCAAAGAGCTTAAAGCTCCTTTTGGCTACAACAAGGCAGAAGATAGAATAGTTACAATGCCATATAATCAGACTGTTGTAAATTCTGAGACTACTGCGGTGATCGGTGACGATAGACAGCAGGGCAAAATCAGAGTATATAAGGTCGATAAGGACGATAACGAGAAGAAGCTTGCAGGCGCAGTATTCAACGTTGTAGCAAGCGAGGATATCATCGTTCACGGCGTTAAGCTTTACGATAAGGGCGCAGTAATTGAAACAATCACAACAGGCGAGGACGGAAGCGCAGACACTTCAAGCCTTTATACTGGTTTTAAGTACAACCTTGACGAAATAAAAGCTCCTGAAGGATATATTCTTTCAGGATCAAAGGAAATTTCTCTTGATTATGACAATCAGATCGAGTATGTAGAGGCTCAAACCTCTGTTGAAAACGCTCCAACGGAAGTAACAATTACAAAGAAGGACTTCTCAACTGGCGAACTTATTCCAAATTGCGGAATAGAGATACTTGACGAGAGCAAGAACGTCCTTGTTCAAGGCAGAACAGATGATAAGGGCGAAGTCACATTTAAGAG